CGCCCCAGATGAGCTTAGACATGTTGCCTCCTTCAGGCTACCCTCGAGTCTTGAGCTGAGCCTTACGCTGCTCGTTAAGTGCACGGTTACGAGCCGCGATCTCGTTGCGGCTCATCTTCTTGCTAGGTGCGTTCTTCTCGTTACACACCTTGATGAGTGTGAAAAGTCGATTGAGATGCCACGTCTCACACTCAAGCGGAATGTTGAGAGAGATCATCCAGTAATAGATGAGTTCGGAAGTGACAACCTCCCGACTCTTACCGGCAGGGCGTTCACGGAACCAAGTCGCCGTCATCTTCTTGTTGATGTAGGCGTTGATGTCCGTGAGGTTCTTCTGAGTGAGCTGAGTGTAGAGCCCCTCGCCCTCGACTTCATTGAGAGTCATGGCCTTGATGTAGGCAAAAGTCTCTTCGTCAGTCTTCTCTTCACGTCCGAGGAACGGTTTCTCCCACTCTGACTCCCATTTTGAAATGGAGACCAAAGAGTGCTCAAGCTCCAACACGCCGCCGGGACGAGAGACAAACTCACCAGCTGATTCGTCGTAATACTCGGCTGGTGGAACGTTAATCGTCAGCACTCTGCCTCCTTTCACATCGAACAAGATAGGGGGAGTAGGCCCAGAGTCCAACCCAGCGCTTTGAAGGCGTCATAGGTTGGACTCTGGGCCTGTCTCTTAGTACTGCTCGGTAGGTCCGTCGTCTTCCGGGTCCTGCTCGTCGAGCAGATCCTGGTAGATCGGGTCGGAACTCTCTGAACCCTCGACAGTGTCCGTCGAACTGGTCTCGAGGACCGGCTCAGCGGGCTGATCGAAGGTCGGGCCCTCGGTAGACGTCGTGTTCAGAGCGAAGGGCTCAGAGACGCTACCGAGGGCCATCATCCCCCCACCGGGGCGCCCTCGAAGAGCTCGATGACCTCGGCCGGAAGCGGGAGACGAGGCTCGTCGGTCTCGTTACCGTAGAGGATGGCCTCGAGGGACTCCATCTGGGACGCACCGGTCTTGGTGGAGTCGATCGTGAGGGTCGCCGTGGGCTTCAGGCCCGGAACCTCGACCGCGGTGGTCGTGAGCTCCCAGCTGAAGGTGATTGCCTCGGGCGAATCGTTGATGGTGTTGTATGCCTTCTCCGACGGAGCCGCCAGGGCGCCGTAGATGAGGTGCAGCTTGTAGCCGTGGTCGGTACCGTTGATGTCGTTACCCACCTGCGTGCGGTAGGACAGACCGAAGGTCCGACGAGGCTGCTGACCCACGTAGACACCAGCAGCGGGAGCCGCGGTGCCGTCGCACTGAGCGAACTCCTCGGGGTAGGTGAAGGCCTCGATCGTCGCGCCGAACTCCTCGGCGGAGACGAGGTTGAGGTACTTGATGTTGTCCGCATACTGCGGGTTCGACTCGGCGCCGGTGGGCGACTCGGTGACGGAAACAAGCCCGTTCCAAGCCACACCCGTGTCGTAGTCGCCGGTCTCATTGCGAAGGTAGAGGACGCCGTGGTCGACACCGGTCTCGTAGAGACGCTCGCCAACCTGGTCCCAAGTGACTCGAGCCATGGTTAGTTAATCCTTCCTAAAAATACAGCGTGTAGACGTCATGGTTGAGGTTGTCTACCACGAAATGTCTAGAGAAGCTAGACAAAGGCAGAGCGGCTACGCGATCCGGAATGGAACTGTCCGGGTCCCGGTCGATGATCGTAACCTCATACCGCTTGGTGAGACTGTAAGGCCGGTTGCCAGCGAACTTGCTATCCAGGGCATCTCGCTGATAGACGATAGCCGGATAGTTCATCTTCACATTGGCCGGTGGTTGGAAGTAGACGTTACGTGTACCAAGAATCTCCTCAAGGAGTTCCTGCAGCTTCAGCCGTTGGTCCACTGTATACACCCCCCAACCTCAGGAGGAGGCGGGGGCTCTGAACCTCGACGTCTGTCACAGTCCAAAGAGCCCCCGCCCACCTGATATAGCGCATGGCAAAGAAGTGTCCGTTGGCGTAAGGATCGGCCACGATACTGATAGAGTTTCCGACGGAAATGTCGTTGTTGACCTTTTCGCCGTTGTCCAGCTGACGGCTGTTTCGGACTACGTCACCGAAATATGTACGTTCCGTAATGACGTCTTCCCACACACCTGGCCGAACCTCTACCGTTTCACCGTAACCGATTACACCGTGAAACTTTGCCATAGTGCTACTTCCTTACGTCACTCCCCAGCCGGGGTCGGCACGAAGGTCCAGCTGCGGTTGGCGCCGGACGGGAAGGAGTACCCCTCGGCGGGGTGAGCCTCGACCTCGGTGGTGGAGGTGATAACCTCCTGGCCCTCGACCGGGATGCCCTCGATGGTGTACACGACACCGGTGATGGAGGGGATCGAGATCGTGTTGGTCTCACCGTCGAAGCTCGGAGCCGACGGGGTGGCCGCCTGACCCGGGGTCCGCTTGATGACGATAGCCGACTTGGGCTTCGTCAGAGCACCGGAGACGCGGGTCTCGATCAGGTACTTGTACTGGTTGTAGTCGATGTCGAAGTCATCGAACATCGAGACGTTGCCGCCACGGTCCGCACCGATGGTGTAGTCGGAGAGGTTGACCATGATGGCGACGACCTCCTCCTCCTGCTCCATGACCTCGACCGGAACGATCTTGGAGACCATGAGAGCGGCGGCCAGGGCCTGGACCGAGTCGTAGAGACGACGGCCGACCTTGTCCTTGGAGAGCAGCAGGTCGGTGAGGAACGGCTGCGTGGTGAACATCACCGGCTGACCGGTACCGCGGTAAGCGGCGCGAGCCCGGATCAGGGCCTCGATGACGTCGTCGACGGTGGAACCGGCGGGGAGACGCACCGGGTGCGCGTACATCGGGTCGTCCTTGGCGATCGGACGGATGTTCTCCTCATCGATCTTGTCCTCGTCGCCGTACTCACGACCGTCGCCCAGAAGGACGGCGCGCGCGAGCTCCTCGTCCAGCATGAGACGCATCTCAGCCTTGAGCCAGGCCACGACGTCGAGGTCCGTGATGTCGACGATGTCGTCACGGTCGAGCTTCTGCTTCTTGTAGATGGTGGTCGGAGTCGTCTTGCGGCCGAGCAGCTTGACGATCTCCTCCTTCTTCATGTTGCCCTTGACGTAACCCCGCGCACGCGCCTCGTCGGCGGTGATGTCGGCAACGACCGACTTGATGCGGGAGAACGGCGAGTGCTTGGTGCCGTTGATGACCTCGGAGACCCACTCGGTCCGACGAGCGATCATCTCCGGGGTGTTCGCGAGCGCCTTGGCGTCCGGGAAGAGGATGTCGATGTTGTCGAAGCCGTACTCCGCCGCGTGAGCGAGGAACGCCTCCTTGAACGAACCGATCTTCTCGGCGTCCGTGATGATCTGGTTGAGCTGGTCGTGCGAGAGAGACGGCTTGGCCGTGTCGGCGAGACCGTTCTGCTCGAAGACGTTGCGGGTCATGTTGGGGTCCTCCTGGATGTGCTTGATGACGTCCTCGGTGATCTCACCGATGATCTGGCTGTGTGCTGCTTCGTCGTCCTCGTCAGAGTCCTCGTCGAGGGCCTGGCCGAGAAGGTAGTAAACGACGGTCTTCTGCTCCTCCGTAAAGGTATCGAAGACCTCCTGGACGGTCTTGTCCTCGGTCACGGTGTCGGCGTGCTTGACCTCGTCCTCCGACGTGGTCTCCTCCACCGTGGTCTCATCGGGGGCGTTACCCACGGTTCCTCCTGTGGTGTCAGCGTGCTCGATCGGAAGACCCGTGTAGATGTATGCTTCATCTTCCAGAGTCTCGCTGATGTCGCCGTGCTGGATGTTGACATTGTCGATGAAGGCGCCGGGGTTCGCTCCAGAAAGAACGAGGCTGACCTCCCTGATGTTCCCGTGGAACACCTTCTTGTTCTGCTCGGTGAGGTTGTTCGCGTAGATCGAAAGCGCCTCCACGTCACCATGCTCGACGAGCATCTTGGCCTTCTTACCGGCCGGGGTGTCGTTGAAGTACCCATAGGCGTAGACGCCATCTGCGCGATTCTCCAGCACGGCATGACCCAGAATGTTCCCCGGGTCGTTGTGCTGGTGCTGCCAGACAAGCGGGACACGCATCTTGTCATTGTGCTTGAAAGCACCGGCCATGATGGTACGACCGTCTGAGCACTCTAGCCCATTCTTGGTCGCATACCCACTGAAGTCAGGAGTAAGTTCTGCTATTTTGAAGTTCGCCTCCTTACTAAGAGACTTGAGGTGGATTGTCGGGTTCTTGCTCAGCTGGGATGTTCTTGTTACGAAGCTCGTCAGCCTTCTTGTCCTCTGCGGGCTTCATACCCATGGCTGCGCGAATCTCATTGGACGACATGATCTCGTTCCGGGTCATCTTGTCAGCGATCTCAGCCATGTCACTGATTGCGACCAGCTTGAACGGATCCCTGAAGAACTCGACCGACTGTCCTTGACTTCGTGCTGTCTTAGTTAGGAAAGCGCGCTTCATCCCTTCTGTGAGTGCGGTAAGAATCGGCTCAATTGTCCGGTTGTGGTAATTGAGCATAGTCTTCTCATCGGCAGTGCCGTCGAAGACATCCTTGGTGAGGCCGAGCTGACTGTACAGCATGTCAGTCAGGTACTCGACCTGCTTCATGAGGTTGTTCTCAGCAGGGCGGTTCAGCTGAGTAACGCGCTCGGCACCATCGATGTAGGCGATGCCGTACTGCGAACCGCGCAGCTGCATCTCGATGTCCTTGCGTCGCTGCTCGGCCTGCTGTCGCCTAGTCTCAGACTTGACGACGTAGGGCAACTGAATCATGATGTCGAGCTTGCCTGAACTGGACTGCTCATCGACTGAGTCGAGAAGACTAAGCTTCCGAATCAGACGCTGAAGAGTCGAGTTCGGCTCGTTCATCACGGTGTAAAGAGGATTCTCGACGATGGCGATGTTCTTCTTCGCCAAAGTGATCTCTTCCTTACGACCCCTTTCCTCATTGTAAAGACTTACCCGGACATGCTTGGGGAACCAGGAAACGATCTCGCCAACTCGAAGGCTCTTGATGTCGAAGGCACCAGAACTGTCTGGATCCAGAGTAGTCTCCACCGGAACGATCGCGATGACACCCTTTTCAAAGAGCGTCATAGCCATGTCCTGACGGAAAGCTCGAGCAGCCTGATCGATGTTGGCCTCTACCGTGAGGCAGTAGTTAAGACCACTGTTGATGGTCTCGAGATAGCGCTGATCAGCGTCGAGGCGAACGTGCTGCAGCTTGACAGCGGACACATCGACTCCGAGTCGATTGTAGATCGACCCAATGATCGTCTTGCTAGTGACCGGACTCGGTCGAGTAGCGTAAGGACGAACCTGATAGCTAGCCCCATAGTCTCCCAAGGACTGGAGAGGATCTGTCTTCGGATTGTTGAACGCATTCCATGCATGCGCCAACTTGTTACCAAAGGACATACCCATAGTTTACCTCCTTTCCTTTTAGATAGCGGTGCTAGCTACTTCTTGTAGAGAATCATGTCGGTCAGAGAAGTCTCGCCCCACTGACTAAGCTTGTCCCCTACCGTCCGCTTTCCACTTTCGATTCGTTCGATCTCGCCGCGAAGCTTCTGAGCGCGGTTTGATGCGACCTTCTTGACTGACATGTCATTGAGGGCGAGCTCGGTAAGGCTGACGTTGCTGTAGACCTTAAGCTTGTCCATGAAAGTAGCTCGGCCGCTTGCGACTCGCTCGTTCATCTCAGCAGCCGTCTGGCGCTTAGCGATCTTTACGTCCTTGTCACGCTTCTGGACCTTGTCTCCGGCCTTATCGAGCTTTGTTATTGCCCGGTCAACCCGAGAGACCTTCTTCTTGGAGTCACTCCCTCCAGAAGAGGAACCAGAACTCTTACGTCGGACGCCCCACTTCATGCCCTTGACGCCGTAGTGGGCGATAACGGCCTCAGTGATGGCGTGCCTCAGCTCTTCAGGAGGAAGGATCTTCACCCCGACAACGAAACCATCCTTGTACTCGAGCTTGACCTCAGCAACAGGTGCGTCAGCATGCTTGACCTTGTCCACCTCGATGATCTTTGCCTGAGGCATGGGCGCCCCAGCATTGATGTCCCAGTCAAACTCCAGCCGCTTAGTCCCTGACGGATTCAAACCCATGGTCTTAGACGTGTCGTTCAGGATCTTCGTGAATTCCTTGGAATATGCGTCGTAGTATTCACGACGCGCCTTGGAATCCTTGCTGAAGTCCTTATCCTTATACTTGGGTTGGTTATTGAAGTCTTCGATTCGGGAATTTGCAGTTTGGGCAGCAGCGTTGTAGACCTTGAAATAGGTCTCTATGCCCCCCTTCTCTTCCCACTTCTTGTCCGCCTTCTCCAGCTTCTTGGCAGCGCGACGTTCCTTGCGCGAAGGCTTACTCCCATCGGACCCGTCACCGCCGCTGTCGGACTTACGTCGGACGCCCCACTTCATGCCCTTGACGCCGTAGTGAGCGAGCACCACCTCTGAAAGTTCATCCATGTTTGACCTATCTCTTAAGTGTGGTTGTGACGTATGACCCGCCACGACGCTTAGCCAAGGTGGGTTCAGGCTTAGCTGCAGTTCCTCCGGACATGAAATGCTCCGTGAAACTTTCAGCTCGCTTGATGGGTTCCATGTGACCGGACCGCAGACTCTTCACAGATCGACCAGCAACGCCGACAAGAAGCGCAGCTGCGACAGACTTAGCGGCGTCTTTTGTGTCGTCATCGAGAGAATCCCACTTGTTCTTTAGCTTCTGACCACCACGAGCTACAGCTGTCTTGCGCGCAGGGTGAGTGTCAGAAGATTCCGAGGACTTGGAGCGGCCAGAGCGGTTACGTCGGACGCCCCACTTCATACCTTTTACACCGTAATGGGCGAGAACAACCTCAGAAAGGTTACTCATCAGCTGCCCCTAACCTTATTTACGGTTTGCTTACGGTATGCGACCTTGCCCGAC